AATGGCCAAGGCATTTACGGCATCGACATGCACTCGGGGGCCGAAGGCGAAGTGGCACGCTACCCCACGCCCGACGAGTTGTGGGACATGGCCTTTGGCGAGAGCGAGGCGCAAGCCGCCGCTTGGCGTAAACGATTTGCCGCCGTGCCGCTCGAAGACAAAGGCGGCACCTGGACGGGCCGCTATTACCAAGAGAGCGCCATCACCCGCGTGCTGGAGGCGGTGGCGAATGGCAAAGACCGTGTGCTGCTGACACTGGCCACAGGCACGGGCAAAACCTTCATCGCGTTTCAGCTGGCGTGGAAGCTGTTTCACAGCCGCTGGAACCTCAAGGACTGGAAAGTCGGCACGGAACCCAGCCGCCGCCCACGCATTTTGTTTTTAGCGGACCGCAACATCCTCGCCGATCAGGCGTTCACCGCGTTCTCGCCCTTCCCCGAAGATGCAGTGGTTCGCATCGACCCCAGCGACATCAAGAAGAAAGGCCGCGTGCCCAAGAACGGCAGCGTGTTCTTCACGATCTTCCAGACCTTCATGAGTGGGCCAGGCGATACGCCCTACTTTGGCGAATACCCGCCAGACTTTTTTGACTTCATCATCATCGACGAGTGCCACCGGGGCGGCGCGAATGACGAGGGCAGCTGGCGGGCGATCTTGGAATATTTCAGCCCCGCCGTGCAGCTGGGCCTGACCGCCACACCCAAGCGCACGATCAACGCCGACACCTATGGCTATTTTGGTGACCCGGTTTACACCTACTCGCTCAAAGACGGCATTAACGATGGTTTTTTGACGCCGTTTCGCGTCAGGCAAATCGTGACCACGCTGGACGATTACGTCTACACCGCCGACGACATGGTGCTCATGGGCGATGTGGAGGTGGGCAAGCGTTACACCGAAAAGGACTTCAACCGCAGCATCGAGATCAAAGAGCGCGAGGCCTACCGCGTCAAGCTGTTCATGGACAGCATCGACCAACGCCAAAAGTCCATCGTGTTTTGTGCCACCCAGCAGCACGCCCTGCTGGTGCGCGACCTGATCAACCAGATGAAGACCAGCGCCGCGCCCGAGAACACCCCCGGCTACGCCTTCGGCAGCGCCAAGAACACCACGGCATCCGGCAACCCGGTTCCGCTGTGCTACGGCAAGCGGCGAGTGGGCGGGGCGATCATCAGCGCTGCGATTTATGCCGAGGATAAAGTATGATTTTGTTTTTTTTCGTTTGAGGTCGACATGGAAGCGGGCGATTTTTTCAGGGGCGCGGCGAATCACCTCGGCAGGGCAAAAACTCTTTTTGCTCGAGGAAAGCAAAAGCCGGAGCACTATTTTTACTGTGCGTTGGAACTTAGGTTTGGAATTGAATCCAGACTCAGGGAGTATTTACAGTACCAAGAGCACGTTGCTGAGAAGAAGAAACGCGGTTGGCAAATTGCCGCGCTAGGGAGAGAGGTTGAACAAGCTTTTTCTGGATGTGTGCAGGAAGTGAGAATAGATGTTTGGTCTGGTGGATTTCCTATGGTGAGGTGTAAATACACTCCGGTTACACCGGCACTCCGAGGGATTGGCGAGAAGCTGGGCAACTATTTGCATGCCCCAAAAAACGATGACCTTCGAGAACTGGAGCAGTGGAAAGATTTTGAGCTGATACTCGAACAGGGACTGTCTTTGTTGAGTTACGCATGCAGTGGTAATTTGCCTGCGGTTACTTTAATTGAATCCGGTTCCAAACCTAAGCAGGGCCGTCTAAATTTGAGCGTGCCTGAGGAGCAGAATGAAGTGCTCAAAGAACTTTTTAGAAGAAAGGCAGAAATTTTAATGAAAGTCAGCTACTGCGATCCCGCCGAAGGCTGACTTTCAGTTAGGTCACAGGCCCGCTTAATGGCGGGTTTTTTATTGCCTGGAGAAAAGCATGGGCGCAGCGCAAAAGAATGATATCCACGGCGCCAAGGGCGGCGAAGATAAACCCAAAACGCCAACTGAAGCTCCGGATAGTCTACGTTCCGTTGCTATCGCAAAAATGCTCATTGCCGTGGGCGAAGGTGAGTTCGAAGGCACGCCAACCGCGCGCGACATCTACCTCGACAACACCCCGCTGCAAGACCCTCAGGGCAACATGAACTTCCCAAACGTAAAGTGGGAGTGGCGCACCGGGGCTGTGGACCAGACCTATATCCAGGGCATTCCATCGATTGAAAACGAGACCACCATCGGTACCGAGCTGCGAAGCGGCACGCCGTGGGTTCGCTCAATCAGCAACACGCAGCTTTCCGCCGTGCGTGTACGCTTTGCCTGGCCCGCGCTTCAGTCCGTGGATTCGAGCAACAACATCAACGGCTACCGCATTGAGTACAAGGTCGAGGTGGCCACTGACGGCGGTTCGTACCAGCAGGTGCTGAGCGAGGCCGTTGACGGCAAGACCACCAGCACCTACGAGCGCACCCGCCGTATCGATTTGCCCCGGGCAACCACCGGCTGGCTGATGCGCATCACGCGCCTGACGACCAACCAGAACAACAACAAAATCGCGGACACCATGCAAATCGCGGGCTTCACCGAGGTGATTGACGCCAAGATCCGCTACCCGAATACCGCGCTGCTCTACATCGAATTCTCGGCCGAACAGTTTCGCAGCATCCCGGCCGTGACGGTCGAGACCAAACTGAAGAAGCTGCAGGTGCCGAGCAACTATGACCCTGTGTCTCGATCGTACAGCGGGGTTTGGGACGGCACCTTCAAGCAAGCCTGGACTGATAACGCCGTCTGGATGACCTACGACGTCACCACCGCCGACCGCTTCGGCCTCGGTCGCCGCATCAAGCCCTGGATGGTGGACAAGTGGGAACTCTATCGCATCTCGCAGTACGCCGATCAAATGGTGCCAGACGGGAAGGGCGGCCAGGAGCCGCGCTTCATCTGCAACTTGAACCTGCAGAGCAAGGCTGATGCCTGGTCACTGCTGCAAGACATCTCGACGATCTACCGTGGCATGACCTACTGGGCCCAGGGCCAGGTCTTAACCCTGGCGGACATGCCTCGCGCCACCGACTTCGACTTCGCGTACACCCGGGCGAACGTGATCGACGGCAAGTTCACCTACTCCAGCGCCTCTGAGCGCACACGCTACACCCGGGCGCTGATCAGCTACGACAACCCGGCCAACAACTACGATACCGATGTCACGGCGGTCACGGATTCCAAGCTCCAGCGCCGCTACGGCGACAACCCGCTGGAGATCAGCGCCATTGGCTGCACCCGCGAGTCGGAGGCGCAGCGCCGCGGTAAGTGGGCGCTGCTCACCAACTCTAAAGACCGGGCCGTCACCTTCAAGGTTGGCCTTGACGGGCGTATCCCGCTGCCCGGCTACGTGATCCCGATTGCCGACGAACTGCTGGCTGGCCGCCCGGTGGGTGGACGTATCTCGGCGGTGAACGGCAAGGTCATCACCCTGGGCCGCGACACCCAGGCCAAACCCGGCGACCGGCTGATCCTCAATCTGCCAGACGGCAAGTGCGAGGGCCGCACCGTGCAACTGGTCAGCGGCCGGCAGCTCACCGTGACCCTGGCCTACTCCGTACCGCCTGAGCGCGAACTGGTGTGGGCGCTGGATGCGGACGACCTGGCCATCCCGCTTTACCGCGTGGTGAGCGTGGCCCGGCCAGAGCCCGGCGTGTTCGAGATCTCGGCCGTGCAGTACGACCCGAGTAAGTTCGATCACATCGACACCGGCGCGCGCCTGGAGGATCGCCCGATCAGTGTTGTGCCGATCACCGTGGTTCCGGCGCCGGCGAGCGTGAGCATCACGTCGAACTACTCCGTGAACCAGGGCTTGGCGATCAGCACCATGAACATCTCCTGGCCTGCCGTGTCTGGTGCAGTCGCCTACGACGTGGAGTGGCGCAAGGACAGCGGCAACTGGATCAAGCTGCAGCGCATGGGTTCGACGAGTGTGGATGTTACCGGCATCTACTCGGGTGCCTATATGGCCCGGGTCCGATCGGTGAGCGCCTTTGAAATCTCGTCGATCTGGAAGAGCTCCAACCTGACCAACCTGAAGGGCAAAGAAGGCCTGCCGCCGGCGTTGGCGTCCCTGACCACCACCAGCGAACTGTTCGGCATCGGTATCCGCTGGGCCTTCCCACCTGGTGCCGAGGATACCCAGCGCACCGAGCTGTGGCATGGCCAGGCCAACAACCTGTCGGCGGCCACCAAGCTTTCCGACTTGGCCTACCCCCAGGCGAATTACCGCATGCAGGCTCTCAAGGCCGGTGCGCAGTTCTTCTTCTGGGCGCGACTGGTGGATCGCACCGGCAACATCGGCCCGTTCTATCCCGTCGTCAATGGCGTGATGGGAATGGCCAGCGCAGACGCGGCGCCGGTGCTGGAGTTGATCGCCGGCCAGGTCGGCAGGACTGAGCTCGGCAAGGACATCATCAACGAGATCGATAAAATCCCGGGCTTGCAGGCGCAGATCGATGCGCTCGACGGCCTGGCTGTCTACGATCCCAAGTTGACCTACTTGGTAGATGACCTGGTGGTGGTCGGCAAGCGGATCTACCAGGCCATCGTCCCGGTACCTGCGAACAAGCCTCCGCCGAATACCATCTACTGGCAGGACGTGGGCCAGGCTGTGGTCACGGCCAATGGCCTGGCGCGCCAGGTTGCGACCAACACCACCAGCATTACCGAGCTGAACGGTGTGGTCACCGCCCAGGCGTCCAGTCTCCAGACGTTGCAGGCGGCTTCCCGGGATGACAATGGGGAAGGCGACCTGGCGGACGCGCTCGGGGGTTACAGCGCCACGGCGAACTTCGCGCAGGAGGTGACGGTGCGTACCTCGCAATACGCGGCCACTGTGCAGCGCCAGACTGAGCTCACTGCTTCTGTGGGTGAAGTTGCCGGTACCGTGACCAATCTGGAGCGCGTAGTGGTCACGGATCGGCAGGTGACCGCCCAGGCCATTCAGCAAGTCGGCGTGAAGCTCGAAGGGAACTCGGCGGATATCCAGACTGTGAGCAAGGCCCAGGCCGACGCCGAGGGCAAGCTCTCGACGAT